ATCATATCGGTGCCATTCTTCGTCTTTCCCACTACTTCGCACTTTCGTTCCAGTACACGTGGGATGATCACGACCTTATTCTTGGCAAGTGCCGGATGCAGGGCGTTATATACATCATCGATACTGCGGAATTTAAATCCCTGCTGCCGGTTAACCTTATCTTTTGCAACGCTCCCAACATCTGCGATTACGCCGGCCAGTGCCTTATAGATCATTGGCACGTTGTTTCCTGCTGTTCTGCCTTTTTCGTCCTGCATCATGCATCCCTCCTTGTATAATAGATTCCAATGCTGTTGAACGCCATCTCAACTTCTTCCAGTTCTTCCGGCGTGGCTACGACTTTGTAAAATGCGGTGATCGTTGTCGGCTGTTCAAATGGAAGCTCATCGTCTGCTTCCTCAGCAAAAAATCCCTGTGCTGCTTCATTTACCGCAGCCTGTTCTGCTTTCTCGCGTTCCTCTTTTCGGATACGCTCTTCTTCTTTGATCCGTTCTCTTTCTTCTTTGCGGATCCGTTCTTCCTCTGCTCTGCGTTTCTGCTCCTCTTCCAGACGCTTCTTTTCGGCTTTCCGTTTCATGATCTCTGCCTTCTGTGCTTCATACTGATTTACGTAATTGATCGCCCCAGCAAGGTCCAGGTCTTCCTTGTACCGTCTGAGTGCTTCTGGAACCGCATCGGATGTCATGGCTTCCAGCATGGCAACTTCTTTTCTGACGGAAGAAAACACCTCTTCCATTTCTTTTCTGACTGCTGCCATACTCGTAGAAGCGTTTTCCCATTTGGCGTTATAGATCTTCTTAAGCGTCAGATGATCTCCCAGATCCCCGACCAGGGAATCATACAGTGCTCCAATCTTCGCTTTCTTTTCCGCTTTTCTTCTTTCTTCCATCTCCGTGATCTGCTGGCTGATCAGGCCGATCGGCTGGTCAATGATCTGCATCAGTTCTTTTGCTTTCCCCTCAAAATCATTGTAAGGGATCATATACTGGTTCTTTACTTCCTTGCGTTTGTCATCGATTGCCTTTTTCATCTTTCGAAGTGCCGCCACTTCGTTCTTTGCATAAACTCTGTATTCATCTGTAAATGTTGCATTTTTATAGAGATCCATTCTTGCCTGGAGTTCGTCACGGATCTCTTCAAAGTTGAAACCGATCACACCCGGCTTCTGGTCAACAACCACCTGTAATTCATTCATCTGTATTTACCTCGTTTTGTTTTTCTTCCTGCTCCCTGATTTCTTTCAGGATCATGCTCACACTCCATGTGGAGCACTTCATTTCATCTGCAATCTTCGTATTGCTCCATCCTGCCTCGTGCAGTGCTTTTACCTTCCCCCGGTCTATGGTCTTCTTTGTTGGGGGGGCTGTTTTTCCACCTTTTTCCGGCTTCGTCTCTGTTTCTGGAACCGGGATTTCCAACACCAGCAGCATCGTTGCTGCTGTTACCTCTCGGAAACTCATGCCGTCAATGCATCTGGCAGCATATACCGCTTCGCCATTCCTGAAACGGTCTGCAGCTTCCTTGATGTCGACCTGTTTATATTTCACTTGATTTACCTCCTATGTTTGCTCTATAATGAGCTTGAAATGTTATTTTTGTGTCCCGGATCGCCCGCCAAAGCACCGGGACTTTTTACTACCTCGAGTGTCGCTTTCTCAACGATCACCGATTCTTTCGTCTCTTCATTTATTGCATGCACATAGATGCTGTTATGGTGCCAGATCCGGTACTTGTCCGAATCAATCCCAGCCAGTTCCAGGATGGCCCTGGCTTCCTGGTCGCGTCCTTCATTTACCCAGATCATCTGCTTTCCCCCTCCAGACGGATACATACTTTTGCCAGCTCCGCTGCAAGCTTGTATTCCTTTTCGTATCTACTGCCTCCATGTGTTTCCTCCACTCTATCAACAAATTTCTGGAGGCTTCCAGAAAAGCAGCCACATCTTACCTCTACCGTATCATCCTTAGTCCTGTAAAATGTAACGTATCCATCCCGGCTCCCGATCGGTCCTTGTACAAAGAAATGCCTCGTATTGAAAACTTCTGCGTTGCCAGAAACCCACGCATCGCCGTAAACTTTTGCATCGCCACAAACCCACGCATCGTCGTAAACTTTTGCATTGCCGAAAACCCACGCATTGCCAAAAACCCACGCATTGTCGTAAACCCTTGCATTGCCGTAAACCCACGTATCGTCGTAAACCCTTGCATTGTCGAAAACCCACGCATTGCCAAAAACCCACGCATCGTCGTAAACTTTTGCATTGTCGAAAACCCACGCATTGCCAAAAACCCACGCATTGCCGAAATGTGAAAGATTTTCCTCTTTCTCGATGTATCCGCCGAACTCTCCAGTTTTGACAGACCCGAAATCACGCACTGCTCTGATCCGGTACAGTGTTTTCCCGTAAACTGTGACCGTTTCCTCTGTTAATTCATATTTTTTCATTCTGCTTCCTCCTTCTCCGCCCACAGCATGATGCGGATTACTACCGCACACCACACGGTAATTGTGGTTCCGACAATATCGCGTTCACAAATCGTGCTGTACTTTCCCAGCCACCAGAACGTGAACGCTGCGGCTGCTGTGGCTACGATCGGGGCAATCACACCAGCTCCGGTTGTTTCTTCCACTTCTTCTGTTACTTCTGTTTCTCTTCTTTTCATTGCTTGTCTCCTTTCCATACGAACCCGGTCAGCTCGTATAACTTTTTGGGACTGATGTATGTACTTCTTCGACTTGCCTGCCCTCTTTTGGTCGGCTTCGATCTGAACACCAGCCCGATATCCAGCTCACCGGACTCCATTCGGTTGATCACTGTGCTCTGTTCCACTCCCAGAACCTTTGCGGCTACCCTTGTGGGTACCGGTTCAGGCGGGAACTCTGGCTGCTTGCACTCCCGGAGTACTTCCAGAAGCATTTTTTTAAGTTCTTCCATTTTGCCACCTCACTTTCTCTATTCATCCAGTGTCAGAATCACAATCCAGAACAGCAACAGGATTGCTAATGGTTTCCACATTTCCTTACCCCGCTTTCTTTATTGACTTCACTATGTTTTCCTCTTATCCTTGTTGTACAGGCACTGCCATGCCGAGTACAAAAGAAAGGAGAACTTATATGGATATATCAACAAAAGTTAATATTGTACTCTCTGTACTGTCATTTATTTTAGCTGCCATTTCCATAATTACTGTTGTTATAACTTTACGTCAAAACAATAAAATGATTGAAAATTCCACTCGACCGCACATATGTATTTATTTTGATTACACACAATGTGGCGAACCCACCGGTTATTTTGTAGTAAAAAATTTCGGCACATCTGCTGCATATATTGATTCGCTCACATATAAT